TTTAAAGCATATGCAACAGCCAATACACCAGATGTTCCCATAACTACTTTTAGGAGATTCATTGCTGCCTGTTTTCTGACAAAGTTACTTCCCCCTGCGCCAGTAATAATATGCCCCAATGTATCGAATTGGCTTTTAAGAAATCTTGGAGAGAAAAAGACATTGTTTACGACATCAACTGCTGCACCCTCATATTTTCCGAAGTTTCCTCTTCCAGTCAATGAATTAACCATTGAGCCGATTGCTTTTAGTTCTTTCTCTGTTAACTCAACTCCTGACTTTTGAGCTATCTGGATATACTTATCAAAAACATCTGCTCTAGTCTTCTGAACAAATCCTACAAAAGCATTTTCAGAAGCCTTATATACTCTATTTAATAGGGGTATCTTCTCTACAATAGTTCCGGGGAAAGCCTCTTCAATATTTCCAACTGCCAGTTTGGCTTTCTTCATCATGTCGTAAGTAGGTCGTGAAATAATATCTGCATTCAATTCATCCATGACTGGTTTGCCTCCGAAAGTTCTCACAATGTCCTTAAAAGTCTTAACCGCATTTTTAGCCCAAATGACAGGATTAGTCCATAGTGTTTTCCATCCCTGTCTGAAGATTGCAGAGTTATCCATAGAAGCCTTAATAGATTTAGCGTTTCCTGCGACTGTTGAAGCAATATCTACTGGATTTTTAGACATAACTCTTGCTTTATCCTTTAAGTCATTGACATAATTAATTAGATTTATTTTCGCCCTCCCATAATCTAATCTTTCTACCTCAGTGTTAAATGTTAGGTCTGGTTTCTGTAATGATTTAGCTTTATCTATATTAATAGACAAATCTGATATACTTTTAGCTTCCTGCTCTGTAACTCTCACTCCTAGTCTTGTTTCAGCTAAATCTTGTAGAAATGCTTTCTCTTCAGCAGGGTTTAATACTTTGTCCATTCTTTCAATTCGGGAGATCAAATCTCTCTTAGCTTCTGTTGTCATTCCCCCTACTTTTTTCGCCCAAGAGATATATCCTGCTTTTTGGTTTTTCAAGAGGAGTTTACTTTCAAATAAGCTATTTACTTGTTGAGAACTATCCTTTCCGACATACTTTTCCAAAAAGGCACGTCTTTCTTGACTGGACATCTCACTTAATTTAGCCGGATCAATTTCACGACTTTGTAATCCTTTTTTAAATGCGACTACTTTATCTTTTAATAAACAAAATGCCATATTAACAAGTTATACTATTTAAAAAATTAGACCAATCATATTTATCAGGTTTTTTAACCTTATTCTTTATATCAATTACTACTTTCTTTTGCACTTCTGCAATCTTTTTATCTCCAAATCTCTTTTTAAATGCTTCTTCTCTTGCTTGTTTTACTTCTCTTAGTTTAGCAGTTAAGCTATCAGCTTGCCTTTCGGCTGCAAGTCTTAATTCTTGGGCTGCTGCGGAAGTTTCCGATACAAGAGGAGAGTTTGCTAACTCATAGGATAGTTTTGCTCTTAAGTTCTGGTCTTTAGTTTTTAGGATAACGTCTTCCATAGCGGTAATTAAAGCAGTTCCTCTCCCGCCTTTGGGTAGCGGTTTTTCTCCTCGTACAACTGCCCTTGCATTATCCACACCTGAATTGATTAAATCTGACATTATCTTAGATTGTTCTTTAATGGTAATTTTGTCATATCCTGCTACTCCTTCAAAACCTTTAGTCAACTTATCCTCGATGGCTTTTCTTTCAATACTGACTGCTATTTTAGAGGGAGTTTTCCCCATTTTTTCAGGAGGAAGTGTTTTAGCTTTAGTTTTGACTATGGGTTTTGGAGTTCCTACTGCTGGTTTTGTTATAGGCTTTACTTCGGACAAGGTAGGTTGTGCGACACGGGGATTTCTAGTAAGTACGAGACCATTTGTTGTTTTTGCTTCCCGAAACCCCCTTTTGCCAAAAAAGTTATCAGCTTTTGCATTTCCTGGAATAAGATCTATTCGTTTATTTTTTACATCAGCATACTCAAATAAATCTTGCATTGCTTTCGTACCAACTCCTTTATTTTTTATTTTAGATTCTATATTCTCCAAAACGATACTATTTTTATCTTCAAAAATAGATAAAGATTTCAAATTAGGATTCCTATTTTTTACAAACTTTTCGGCTTTCGTGTCGTATAATCCAGCTCTCTGTGTGGTAGGTTGTGCGACTTTAGGCTTAGGTTTTTCAATAACTACATTTACATTTTTCTTTTTAGCTTCTAGGACTGTTTTGATTATTCCTTTTCCATCTGGAGTTTTTTCTATACCACTTTTAAAGACTGTGTTAATAACTTCTTGGGGATTACTCTCTTTTCCTACGATTTTCGTTATAGCTTCCCCTTTTCCTGTTAGTTTATTTAGTCCTTGTTTAAAGATGTATTTTAGATTTCCTTCAACTGCTCCCATTTCAGGAATAGCTCCTCCTGCTTTAGTAAATGTCATTCCAAACTCTGCTCCTCTTCCTGCACTTTCAAATTCTTTTTCTGTTGCTCCACCATATTTTTCAAGTATCTTAGTTGCCCTGTTAGATTTTTCTTCTAAGGAGAGTTTGCTTTCGTAAATTGCTTTAAGTTCTTTTTTATCTGCTTCAGTTTTAGGTTTTATAGCTGCAATAACTTGTTTAAATGGTAAAGTAAATACTTCCTTTAAATCTATCGCTGTTTGTTTAACAAACTCTTTGGCGACATTTAACACCTGCCCGATTACTGGAGACTTAGTTACTTTTTGGAATAGACTCTGTTCTGGTACGTTGATTGTTTGAGGTTTTTTAGCAGTAGTTTTAATGGGAGTTTTAGGTGCAGGAGTTGTGAATAGATTACCAAAACTATCTCCTTTTACGCTAGAAGTTGTTTTCGTTGATGCATTTGAGTATAAAGTTTCAAACATAGCATATTTTATTTTCTAGGACTTGGATTTTCAAAACCATACGCAGTTGCAAAATCATCTCTTTGAGTATCTGCGTATTGTCCGAAGTTCTTAATGAAGTCTTCTCTTTGAAGTCCTGCTGCCAACCATGCTGATAAAGCTGTCTGCCAATCTGCCGGACTTATATCTCCATAGCTATTTAATCTTGAAGTAATTTTACTTGCCATTTCCCCTAACGCCGTTGCATTGTACTCACTACTTCCAACCTTAGCGTCTGAACCTGTACTCTTAGGTTTAGATTGCCCTATTACCTGCGTATTAATAACCTTGCCTGTATCTTGGTCTATTACTACTGCGCTTATATTTGTTCCGTCATCTACCTGAATAACCTGAGTATTCACTTTAGGAGCATTTTTAGCTTTACTTACTCCGATAGCACTTTGTATCATAGAACTTGAGATGCCGGTAGTTCTGGTTAGCTGAGCGATATCCTCTCCACTTGCATTATCTAACGCACCCGAACTTAACAGAGTGTTAAATTGATCCCATGCTAACTTTACTTGATCGGACTCAATATCGAATTGCTTAGATTCAAGATTAAGTTTAGTTTCAATGTCTGCTTTCTTCATGGCAACATCATTTTTAATAGCATTAGCATCGGCTGTATACTTTTCTTCTAACTTGCTTATTCTTCCTGTCATGGTAGCCTCTGAGAGATAGGGATTGTCTTTAATCTTAGCGACTTGGGCGTTGTATTCGTTGGTTTTAGCTGTCAATCCTGCTTCAATATCTCTAATTCCTGAACTCTGGTACATACTCTCATATAATTGAGGTAAGTTGATTGTGGGTTGGGCGATTGCTCCTGTTGTCAATGCTCCTGTCGTTCCTGTTGATGGAGTAGGTGTTGCAGTTGGTGTAGTTGTAGGAGTAGTAGGTTGTGGAGTAGTTGGTGATGGCGTTAGTCCTGCCTTTGCTCTTTCTGCATTTACATAAGCTACGTTTGCAGGATCTGTTTGGGCGATTGTAGCGGTTGGAACAGGTTGCTTATAAATGTCAGTTTGATTAGGGTTGTTTCCAGCACCAGCATCGCCAAGTGTTCCATTCCAAAACTGTTTTGCGTCATACCAACCACCATTTTGAGCCTGAACAACTTGTCCATTGTTTAGTTTAATCTGATTTGCACCTATTACTTGAGCCATAATTATACCTCTATATCAAATCTTCCTCTTAAATCTTGCCCACTGGTTTTGCCAAAGAAATTCGGAACATCAAAGAAGGGGAGATTTTTCTCGTCTTTTGCCATTTCTTTTCTAATTTTACTCCAGTATCCTGATAGTATCTGTTTTGCTTCCAAACTTCTAAATTCTCCTGCTTTTTCTAGTTCTCCTTTAGATTTAAGAATTGCAACTGCTTCTAAGACTATTGCCTCATTACACTCAGGAGCATGGTGAGAAAAAATTGTTTCATCAGTATCTTCATCAAGAGTTTCTACATTCATTATACCCCAAACAGAGATATTATTATTTCCTAAAGTTGTTGGAACAGGCGAAATAAAAAATCTTCTCCATTGATTAGCCCACTTTTTATCTGTACTATCAGGATAATCTCTTTGCCAATTCAAGTAGTCATCAAAAGAGAGTGGACTTCCGTCAGGAGACTCTCCGTATCTTACTCCATCAACTTCTACTTTCCAAACTGAACGAGAACGCCAAGTTGAAGGATAGTCATAATACTCCTGGTTGGCTTGAGTTGAAGTCTTTTTTGCATCGTGGAGTTCCGGCCAAGCAAAGAGTGATCCTGCTTTTCTGTAAGCACGATTGATCGCCCTATCAATAAGAGTAGGATTGTATAGAGGACTTTCTTCTCCGACAGTCAAATCATCTTGAACTGCCTGTCTTAGATCTAATAATGTATCCATAGTTTAAGATTAAAGCATAGGATTAGTTATTGGCAAATTATAGATTAAGATTATTTTTAAATATTTTATAATACCAGTTAAATGCTTTATTTGTTCCAACTGCATTGACTTGATAATACGCTTTTAAATAAATATTGGTATCATCAGCATAAATAAAAGCAGCTATATCTTGGCTTGGAGCAGGAATTGTTGACCTACCCCAATAATTAGGAGCTATACAATATTCAGAACTACTATAAATAATATTTGCTAAATCATTTACAAATCCTATAAAAAATGGTACATGACCTTGATTGTGGGCAATCGTTTTAACTGTATTATCACTAATTGTTCCCATATCCCAAGCGTTTGATGTGTAATATTTGAGAGTTGGATATAGTGAGTGAAAATTAAAGTTTTCTGGATTTGTTTCAGTCAAGGCATTACAACCTGACTTAGCTACTGCTATTACTTTACTCCCTTTTAGCAAACTTCCATTTGTGGCAGTACCATAAATGATATGCGATACACTAATATTTATTGCACTCCCACCAATATAAAAATTAAATTTTATATTAGTATCATCAATACGATTATTGAAAATGAAATAATTTCCATCATAAGAATATGTTTGACCTCCAGTAGCTCCCCCTATAAAAGTAGTTTTTCCATCAGGGAACTTTATAAATAAGAAATATTTATATGGAGTTGTAATTATTGCCTCATGAGCAAAAGATATAGTACCAAATCCGAATGCATCTGGAGTTAAGGTAATATCTGCTGTTCCCTGTTTAAGTATTTTAAGATTGTTCAAATCCGAATGCATAATATAATCATTGGGATTTTTTGAAGTTAAGGCATTTACTCCACTTTTTGCTACCTTAAAAACCTTTTCACTCTCAGTGATGCTCGGTGTTCCTGATTGACTCATATCATCATAAAAAATATCATAAGTGTAATCAGCATTTAACCCATTAAAGTTTGTTATAAACAAATTGGTAGTATTTATTCCACTTATTATATTTGGTACACTAACAGGATTATATTGATTATTTAACATTGTCCAATCTCCATCTCCATATTGGTCTGCAAAAGCAACATAAAAAGGTATATAATTAAGAGAATGAGGTATAGTATCTGTTACATATCCAGGCGCTCCTGTAACCGCAGCAATAGTGTCTAAACCTGTAAATGCTCTTTTGATTAGTATATTATCTTCATCTGAATACAAAGAAAAATGATCAGGATTAGTATCTGTTTCAGCATTATATTCTGGTAAAGCAACACGAATGACTTTAGGCATATTAAGGATTACCAATTAGAATAGAGGGTATTCCATTGTCATCATAAAAGACCATTCTTTTTGCTTCTCCATCTATAATAATGCTATTATCCCCCACATCCACTATCCCTGTTATTATTGATCCAGCCTGAATAGCTCCCTTAAATGTTCCACTCCCATCCTCTCCATAAATAGCAATCGTAACAAGTCCTGCTTTGTCTTTTGTAACTATGCCATCTGCTGTAATTAGAACCTCTCCTGATACTCCCTCCTTATAATTTCCTATCCTAATTGCACCTGATTGAGTTAATTCAAGTTCCTGTAAAATCTTCTTACTCTTGGTATTAAGAGCAGAACTTATCAACTCTGTAGCAATTTTTCTAGTAGGAAAGGTTTTCTCTGTTGTTGTGGTTGGAGTAGCAACACTTGTACTTCCTTCGGTTGTTACAACAGACTGAGTTACCTCTTGCGGAAAGGGGTTGTCTTGTTGAACTTCCGGATAAACAACTTTTTCATCAGCCATGCTAGTTAAAATATGTTCTAATTCTAAAGATTTCAGCAGTTGAGTTATTAGCACCAGGATTTAATACTAAGCGAGGTTCGTAAATATCCATTTCATCATTTATTCTAAAGACTGCTTTCTTTCTTCCTGCTACTGTGAAAGCATCCAATCCGTCTGCTGTCATACATTGTACCCAAGTTCCATTTTTATTCTTCTGATAGTAGAATTTAACAGTACATCCTGCCGGCAAGGCGTTCATAAATACCTCAACATGACTATAAACTGTAATTTCTTCAGCTTTCTTAACAGGGGATCTGTACTCCAACCCTTCCCATATTCCCTGTGCTTTGTTATTAGGATCAACTGCTTTTACTCCGTAATCTGAACCATCCCGATAGGAAGCAATAGTTGTTCCTTCTACATTACAGACTGCTCCTATTTCATCAACATCCATCGCATACTCTAAATTAAGTGTGAAAGGTTGTTCTTTGTTTTCTCTTCCATAGTAGTAAAGTCCGTTCTTTCCTGAAGTGGCGTTATACACTCCCCAAATTGACATATTTCCTAGTGATTGTCTGTCAATCCAACTATCTGATCCGAATAACCAACTAAACATCTCAACTTGGTCAACTTCATTACATACTCCCCCTGGATTTACTCTTCCCCCTCCTGGAAATTTCTTGACAGGCATTGTGTCTGTGAAGTTTGAGTAAAATAACTCTCCATTATCCCCTATTTGAACTAAGGGTTGTTCACAATCTATTGCTCCGTTTACTCCTTTAGTCGGATATCCGGCAGGATAAGTTCCGACTGCTACACGCCCATCTCTTTCAATTAAAGTCTTGATTATTCTGCCTGGGATTATATCTAACGCTTCATTAGTCCAAGAGTCATCGTATCCAACTAAAGCCAGTTTTGAACCATTACCTATGTAATTTGCTCCACCCACTTGTTTCATAGTATGCCAATCAGCTCCTGTTAAGTTAGTTGCGATTATCTCAACATCAGTCCAATCCCCTTGTCCTGGAAGTTCTTTCTGCATTACTTTAGTTCCGGTTGCCCATTGAAGATATGTCTTAGTAGGAGAGGGTTTTTCTACTGCTCCTTTAATTGAACCATCGGGATCGGTATAGACCATTCTTGTAAATCCATCTGTATAGCGTCTGTAAATATGTCCTTTGTCCCCGAATCCATAAGTATTTCCATCTGATGCTTTAACCCAAGCAATTACCAAATCCTCATAGACATTATAAAGTCCTGCCGATGGGGATGGAGAAGCGCTGACTGAATGAGATGGAGAACCTGAACCCGATGGACTAGCACTTGCTGAAGAGCTTTTACTTCCCGATGCACTAGGAGATTGGGATTTTGAAGATGAAGAGCTAGGACTAACTGATTTTGAAGCACTAGCACTAGGGGAAAGGGATGGACTTTGTGAAAGCGAGGAAGATTGAGAATGACTTACGCCAAACTCCCCCTCTTCCTTTAGGGCTTGTTGACAGGATAAAGTATCAACAGATTTTCTTATATCAATCCCACTGGCAAATTTGAAAGCACCTCGAATTCCTCTATCTGCAAATGATGAAATTCCGCCCTCGAAAGATTTATGCTCTAAAATCATAATTAAAGATTAAACCATAGAGTTAGTTATTGGCAAATTAAGGCAACTTATCCCAACGCTTATATTTATCTACCCAAGTAGGTGTAGTAGTTGAATATTTATTTGTAAAAGTATTACTTAATGAAGAATACTGATCATTATATGATGTGCTTTGAACTGTGTATTTTTTCCTATATTCTGTTGGAGATGGACTGGCTGACGCTGAAGGACTAGGCGAAGCACTTTCACTCTCCGATGGGGAAATAGAAGGACTTTCACTAGCACTGGGGGATTGAGATTTACTAGCTGAAGCTGATGGGGAAAGGGATTTACTTTCGCTAGCAGATGCGCTGGCTGATTCGGAAGCGCTTTCTGACTTAGATGCACTTTTACTTTCAGACTTAGACTCACTTGCAGACTCCGAAGCAGATTGAGATAGTGAAGCCGACTCTGATGCAGATTCGCTAGCACTAACAGAGAAACTTTCGGAAGCTGAGGCACTCGCTGAAGCCGATTTACTTGCAGATTTACTCTCGCTAGCTGAAGGACTTAGAGATTTAGAGCCTGAAGCCGAACCCGACGCTGATTCAGAAGCCGATTGAGATAAAGATTTTGATTCACTTGCACTCCCCGAGGCTGATCCAGAAGCACTAGGACTCAATGATGCTGAACCTGAAGCGCTTCCTGATGCGCTACCACTTGCTGATTCACTGGCAGATCCTGAAGCAGATGGACTTAAGGAAGCACTTTCGCTTGCACTGCCTGATGCCGAACCTGAAGAAACACCGGACTCGCTCTCAGAGGCTGACTCGGAAGCTGATTCACTCGCTGATTCAGATGCACTCCCACTCTTACTGGCACTAGCCGATTCGCTGGCGCTACCTGATGCACTTTCGCTTGCACTACCACTAGCTGAAGGGCTTAATGATTTACTCGCACTCGCACTCTCGGATGCAGAAGCAGATTTGCTCTCACTAGCAGAACCCGATGCTGATGGGGAAAGACTTGCAGAACCAGAAGCACTGCCACTCGCACTGCCTGATGCTGAACCCGAAGCAGAGCCTGATTTAGAGGCACTTTTACTCTCTGATTTACTCTCAGAAGCAGAGCCACTGGCAGACTCTGAAGTGGAGGGAGAAAGACTTGCACTAGCTGAAGCCGAACTTGATTTACTTTCCGATTTAGAAGCGCTTTTGCTTTCGGATGCACTTGGAGATTCCGATTCACTCTCTGACGCACTCTCACTAGCTGATCCACTTCCTTCTGATGGAGAAGCAGAAGCAGAGGGGGAGAGGGAAGCACTTTCTGAAGTACTCCCTGAGGCTGACTCACTCGCTGACTCTGAAGCCGAACCCGAAGCACTCTCACTTTCAGACGGACTTAAAGAAGCCGATACCGAAGCCGATTCTGACGCAGATACAGAAGCACTTGGGGAAAGAGATTTACTTTCAGATGCTGACTCGCTTGCAGATTCGCTGGCACTACCACTAGCGCTACCCGAAGCACTAGGACTTAAAGATTTGGATTCGGATGCTGAACCTGACGCACTTCCCGAAGCTGAGGCACTCTTGCTTCCACTCGCTGAAGGTGAAAGGGATTTAGAGGCGCTTGCACTTTCTGAAGCTGAGGCACTAGCACTCGCAGATTTAGATGCCGATTTACTCTCGCTAGCTGATCCAGAAGCCGAGCCTGATGCACTGCCACTGGCACTTCCAGATGCAGAAGGACTAAGGCTTTTACTTCCCGATGCAGAACCACTAGCGCTTTCGGAAGCACTTTCTGAAGCAGAAACAGATGCACTCTCGGATTTACTACCGGAAGCAGAAGGGGAAAGACTGGCGGAAGCAGAGGCTGATTCACTAGCGGACTCTGATGCTGACGCTGATTTACTTCCCGAAGCACTTGGTGATAAAGATTTTGAAGCACTAGCACTTTCCGATGCACTTCCACTGGCTGAAGGAGATAGGGATTTAGATTCTGAAGCGCTACCAGACGCTGAACCACTTGCACTCTCACTCGCTGACTCGGAGGCAGATTCGGAAGCTGATGGGGAAGCACTGCCTGAAGGACTTAGACTTGCACTTATAGAAGGAGATTCTGATTCGCTACCAACACCATCTTTAAAAACATAGAAACAGAAGTCATATCCACTATATGATGTGTCCCAACTACTACCGTTCCATTCAGCTATATTTCCCGAATGACTTCCATCATTATCATTCCCTAACAATATATGATTTTCTATGTCTGTGGTAGCATTAGAAATGTCTAAGACAAGACAATACTTAGTTCCATTCACTAAAGTAATCTTTTCATTACCAGAAAAATTAAAAGTAATGAGCTGATAAGAAGTTGTTAGTGTAGAAACATCAAGTATTCCAGACGTAGCTAATACTTCGCCAGTAGGTATGCTATCTGTTCCAAAAGCAGTATCGTGTGCTTCAGCATAAATTTTAACAACTGCTGTTCCTGTTGGAGAACCCCACTTTGATAGATAAAACTTAGCACTATTTAATATTCCACCATCTCCAGTAAAAGATTGCGACTCCTTGATATACGGAGAGTAAGATTGCCAATTAGAGTTGTAATTACTTTCTGGATAACTATCTACTATTTGCGGATTATATGTAGGAGAAGGAGATGCAGAGGCGGATGGACTTAAACTTGCACTGGCACTTGCCGACTCTGATGCACTCTCAGACTCTGAAGCACTTTTACTCTCAGAAGCACTCCCTGAGGCTGATCCAGAAGCGCTAGGAGAAAGAGATTTTGACTCTGACGCAGATTCAGATGCCGAACCACTGGCACTGGAGGATGCACTTTCTGAAGCAGAAACAGATGCACTCTC